TTCAGAGATTTGTGAAACGATTTTTGAGGAAAAATTTCACACAATATATTATGCCAGTTGATGAAGATTTATCTTTCGAAACGTGGATTAATAATTCACCTTACCCATTATATCGAAGGGAAGAGTTGACAAGAGCTTATTACAAGTCACAATACAGTAGAATTAAATTCAACGTCGATGCATTCATCAAAGATGAAAACTATCCTGAATTTAAACATTTTAGAGGTATTTATTCAAGATGTGATGATTATAAAGTTAGGGTTGGGCCGTTCTTCAAGGCCTTTGGGGATCGACTGTTTAGTACTAAATGGTTTATTAAAAAGATTCCTGTTAATGATAGAGCAAAATTTATTAAAGATAGATTTGGTAATAGTACGAAATTGTTTTGTACTGATTTTTCGTCTTTTGAAGCGATGTTCACAGAGAAATTATTGAGTGTAGAAATGGAAGTATATAAGTTCATACTGGGAGACCACCCAATGAAGAAGCAGATAATAGATGACATACATAATGGGATAATGGCTGAAAATAGAATTAATTTCAACACATGGAGATTTGGTGTTGATTGTAAACGTATGTCAGGAGAAATGAATACAAGTTGCGGAAATGGGGTTATGAATATGTTGATAACCTTTTTCTTGTTGGAAGAAGCGGGAAATAAAGATTATGATGGAGTATTTGAGGGCGATGATGGTATAGTGAGATATGATTATAAGGCACCAACATCGCAAGATTATAGAGAATTAGGAGCAAAGATTAAAATTGAAATACCCAATGGCTTAAATGAAGCATCCTTTTGTGGAAATATTTTTGATTTAGACGATTTAGATAATGTGGTCAATCCTTTGGAGGCGCTCGTGTCTTTTGGTTGGACAAATCAACAATATATGTACGCAGGAGAGAAAACGAAAATGGAATTATTAAAAGCGAAAAGTTTAAGTTTATTATATCAATATTCGGGTTGTCCAATTTTAAGAAGTTTAGCTCTGTATGGATTGAGAGTTACAAATAAAATTAAAATAGAAGATGTAGTAAAAAGGAAGATTAAAGAAAAGCAGGATGGATACCATCGCGATAAATGGCTTGAATTGTTAGAAAATTATGATGAAGGAAAAGTGTTTAATAATTGTGTTAAGATTAAAACGAGAAATTTAGTAGAGAAATTGTATAAAATTCCAGTAAATTTGCAAATAGATGTAGAAGAGTATTTAGATTCACTCACAGTTGTGCAATCCTTAGATTTGCCACAATTGACGCATTTGTTTCACAAAGACTGGATAAATTATTATCAAGATTATTCATTGGTTATAGATAGAATTAAAAGCAAACATGATTTGCCGGCGTTTAATAAATGTACTGGGTATAAATCGAAGATTTATACAACAAGCACAGAGTTCTTTTATTTATAATGTTCACTAGATATGCGAAAGGCACCCGCATGAACTGGGTCAATAAAGAACTGCACGTTTACCAGACGTTTCATTCACCATGGATAAAGCAGCAAAAGCAGAAGCGAGAATTAAAGCAATTTGTGATAAATTAGGTATCACGGATGGGGGTAGGAAATGGGTTGATGTAGCACTTGATCCATTTAAAGATATTTTGACAAAACCAACAGGGTTTCCAGACAGGAACATGGCACCATCAGTCGTACAGGTTGTACATGATGAGGTGGTTATTAAAGCACCAGCTGGTGCACCTGCCAATTGGGATTGTAATATATTTTTAGATCAATTGTGGGCAACGCAACAGATGGTTTCATCTGTGTCAACATTTCCTAGAGTATATGAACAAGTAGGACAAGGAGCAACACCATACAATCGAGGAGGATTGGTGGTTAGATCAGCAGCAGAAGGAACAGATTTAGATATTACAACAACTCAAAATGCAAGCTGTTTACCCTATGTCACTGATGTATTTTCTAACAACACAGCAGCAAGAGTTATTGCGATTGGATTTGAAGTCCATAACACAACAGCAGAAATACAAAAACAAGGAGGAGTTATATGTTATAAAGTTTCAGAAGAACCTTACGAAAGCACAGCAACTGCAGTTGATACAGCGACAGCAGCATGCACATCTACTACGTTGCCGGCGTTAGAATTAACTGAACCACCGTATTCACCGAGAACAGCAATTGATTTACCGGGTTCAGTTCAATGGGACGCAGCAAGGGGAGTTTATGTAGTACCGTGTTTTATTTCAGAAGAAAATCCTGCAGTAGATTTAAGACCTATGGTCGCTACTGCTACAGATGCAAAGCTCGGGACCAAATATGGACCATTAGTGTTTAATAGTGGAAGTTTGAGGAGATTTACTAATAATCCAAATTCAGATATTAAAACTTCTCTTTCAGGAGCTTATTTTGTAGGATTATCACAAGCGACCACATTGACAGTCAATTTAACCTATTATGTGGAACAATTTCCTTCATTCAATAGCGCTTTACATAGAATTTCATCGCCATCTTGTCCAGAAGACATGGCTGCATTGGAATTATATACTAAAGTTGCCAGGAAAATGCCAACAGGTGTCGAAGTTAATGATAATTTCTTGGGTGCATTTGTAAGTGGAATTTCAACGTTAATGAGAACGGTTTCACCTTACATCCCATCAATTATTAGAGGAGTAGGTACAGTGTTGAATGGAATGAACGGACATTTAAACATGGGAAATAGTGATGAAAGAGTGCAAACAATTAGAGAAGATAGAAGAGAAGAAAGAAGAGAACAAAGAATTGAAAATGCTATCAATAATAATACAAATAGAGAAATAGTGATTTATCAACCACCAAAGAATGAAGTAAAGGGGAACGAAGTGATTATTAGAACTAATAATGCACCTACAGGAAGAACTAATAACCCTACTAATTTTAATAATAATGGTTATAGTGGCAATAATAATCAAAGGAGAAACGGAGGAGTACCGATTTATAATAAAAGGAATAAGGATTATAATAGATTGGACAAATATTATAAAGCAGGGAATTCAGGGAATAGAACAATAATACCAGGTAAACTATGATTCTTGAGGTTTTAGTGTTTTATTTGTTGTGTTTTGTATATGTAGTTTTGAAAATTTATGGTATTCAAATTGTAATTATAGATAAAGAAGAATATGAATGTTGAGTGGACTCCTATTGACACAGGAGTCGAAATAAGTATGTGTAACAAGTAGTAAATAACTGACACCGATGGGCATAGGTGTTTAAATAAGTATATGCAACTATGCAGCTAATTGCAATAAGTTTAGTAAGTTAATGATAATGGAAAAGATGATACATTCCCCGGACTCATGGGAAATGAATTAGCCGTACTGGTCTGGTAAACCAGTGAACCGCTTTGAGAAACATTAGGGTAAAGTTGAATTTTATCCATTTAAGTCAACGTAAATAAATTTATACAATAAAATGACGGTAGAGACTGGCTATCTCGAGTCAAGCCTGATCCGCTTAAGGATTAAGTTTGTGTAAACTTTATAATAATACACGAAGTCAGTGTACA